CATAACATAAAAGCTATGATTCTTAACGTTAACGCACATAACCTTTCCGATGTAATCTTCCTCTTCGGCTTTAAGGAATCTCTTATCGAGTCTGATTCCTTTTTTGGCTGTTGAGCGAAGTGAAAAATACATTCTATGGCAGTTTTTTCCTTCTATAAGCCGTCCGTTTATATATCTATCATTATCTCTTGCCTCTTCATGATAATTGCCGCTGTAGCCAATTTTTAACTGTATTTCATTAAGGTCAAGCACAAGTCTTTTAGATGTAGAAAACACATCATCGGTCAGAATATATCTATTTTTTTTATCTCCTCTGATTCTTCCGTCGCCCTTTACAAACCATTCATAGAACAATGTTAAAGTTTCTTTGTTTTGTTGTTTTAATTCAAATGGAACATATTTGTCATAGCAGAGTCCAAACTGCTGTAAGTATTTACATAGTCTCAAATCGCATATAACAAAGGCATATGAGGTTTTGTTGTCTTCTTTTACGATTCTTCCTTCTTTTGTAAACGGAAGACCCATTTCATTAAGAAGCCCTTCTATCTCGTTTGTGGTTTCTTCTTTTCTTTGGTATATTACAATTCTTGTTCCTTTCTCTCCCTTGTCGCATGAGCCTTCGGATAAGTAAATACCCATAAATTTGGCAAATGTTTTCATTGGAATTACAAGGTCAGATGAATATTTTTCCTTATTATATGAATGCATAGTTTTAAAATCATCCATATCAATATTGGGTATGGTGAAATATTCATCGTTTCTACCAATCCAAATACCTCTTTTTGGAATATATTTATGTCCGGCGTTAGGAACCTTTCCTTCCATTATATCCTTTGCTGTGAATCTACCGGCAAAGGTTTCATCTTCATTATAAATCAAGAATTCGTGATTTGGTGTAACCTCATCATTTATATTTCTATTATGGATATGTATAAGTTTTCCGTCATAATCATATTCTATTTTTTCGTCTATTGGTTGAATTTCTATTTCGCCGGTATCTGTATTAAGGGTAAGTATATTTTCGCCCTTCTTTACTTCTTCTAATGTTTTCCAACCTTTTTCAGTCAGAATCATTGCATCCGGTTTATAACATTCTCCATATGCATTTCTTTTCTTAATTTTTTCTTGATATTTTTCGACTTCGCGTTTAAGTATTCTTTCGGGATATACCCTTCCGTTGGCGTTTTTAATATCAAATTTTTGAAACACGGCATCCACGATGAATGGTTTTGGTACAAACCATTCTTCGCTGTTATCAAACGATTCTTTTATTAATTTATTATGTTTGGTGCTATTAATAGAAACGTAGCCATCATTTTCTATTAGTAAGCCGGTTCCAAACTCTCCTTTTTTTATTTCAACTATATCTTTCTTATTCATCTTTAAGTAAAAATTAAAACAATTTTCAATAAATATCACGCCGGAAGGTTAAATAATTTAATTTTTGTATTATTATAATATATTTATTTTTAAAAATATGTAGTAAACAAGGGGAAAATGAAAATATTTTTTCTTTTTGTTTTTATATTTATATTTAAAATAAACGAAAAATATTTAAATATTTCAGTTAATGAAAAATAACGGTAAAATTAGAAGCAACTTTGTTAAGGAATCTTTATTGGAATATAACAAACTTGCCAATGCATTAAAAGAGAATACCGAAAGCGCAGTCAGAGGAATTCTTCAAGAGGCTGTGCGCGACCAATATGCCAAAATCCTTGCTGAGGATGAGGACTATGATGTAGAGGAAGTGGATGATACCGATTCTGAAAACACAAATGAGGACGATGTTGCAGTGGATGATGCTGTAGAAGGTATGGAATCCGACGATGATGCCGCAGTTAGTGATGACGAAGAAGCCGCAGTTGAAGAGCCTGTAGATGGCGCAGATGACGATGCGACTGAAGAAGTAACTGACGAAGTGTCCGTTGAGGATGATGGAAACGAATGGTCTGATTTTGATAAGTACAAAGTTTCAGATGGAGAGTATGACTTCTCTAGTGCGGAAGACGATGAAATCGTAAAGGTTTACAAACTTTTAAAGGATGATGACCAAGTTGTTGTCACTAAGGATGATGACAAGGTTAGCATCAAAGATAATGAGACCGGCGCTGAATATCTAATCGACATGAGTGGAAATGATGAGGCTGCTGTTGAGGCTGCTGATGATTTCGGCACTGAAGATGACGAGTTAGGTGTAACCGATGACTTCGGTGGCGAAGAAGACATTGACAATCAAGAAAACGATGATGATATGAACGAATCAAGAATTTTTGAAATAGCATTAAATGAGTATGACTCTAACGTTGGTTATACTGACAACTATCAGAAAAAGGACGTGATGACATCAGATGGTGTCGCAGAGCCGGGTAAAAACGTTAATGATTGGGATAAGGGAGTTCCCCATGACACAAAGAAGCCTTGGTCGGGTAAGAAGGGTGATAAGAGTGAAAATCAGCCATTTGATGCCGAAAAGGGTAAAACCGTGGAAGAGGGAGAAGATGTAGAAACCGTAGAGGAAGCCACAAATGTTGGCGGATTTGTACAGCAGAACTCAACTTCAAAATCTCATGTTCCAAATTCTAATGGCAGAAGTGCTCGCAGTGCTTCAAAGGGTGGAAAACGTATCAAGGGTACTGTTACCCCACGTTATGATGGAAATCCTGATGGAGATTCTACTAATGAGTCAATTAAGAAAAAGGCTGAAAAGATTTTCGCCGAAAACAAACAACTCAAAAAGGCACTTATGCAATTTAAGAGCACGCTTGAGGAAGCAGCAGTTACAAACGTTAACCTTGGCAACATTATTAAACTTGTCATGGAAAACAGCACCTCAATGGACGAAAAGAAAGAGATTATATCAAGATTCGGTAATGAGGCAAAAACCGTTGAAAACTCAAAGGCGCTCTATGAAAGCATTTCTAACGAACTCAAGAAAAAATCAAAGATGAATATCGATGAGGAAAAAGAGTTTGCGGTGAAAGAAAAAATTAATGAGACACAAATCTATCGCTCAAATGACATGCTTAATTCATTGGATTTGATGCATAGAATTTGTATGTAGTTTATTGTAAAAAATTAATTTAAATTAATAAAATCATTTAATAGATGAGAGAATTTTTAACAAGCGGACAAGTCGGTAAAATCGAACTTAACGCTCAGAAGAAAATACGTGAGGACATTCAGAATCGTTGGTCTTCTCTCGGCTTTACAGAAGGTCTTGAGGGTAGCATCAAGGAGAACGTTGCCACTCTGTATGAAAATGAAGCAAAACTTCTCTTGAGTGAGGCTACTGCTTCTGACAATAGCGGTTCTTTCGAAACCGTTGTATTCCCTATTATTCGTCGTGTATTCAGCCGTCTGTTGGCTAACGACATTGTATCTGTGCAGGCTATGAACCTTCCTGTAGGTAAGTTGTTCTTCATCCTCCCTGTTACTTCAGAGAGAGATTGGTCACTTCCTGAGTCATTGAGTGGTGAAACCAACCCTGGCGACATCATCGATGGTACTACCGGTAAGCATAAGGGCCTCATGGGTTATGACCGTGTTAACCGCAACGAAGGTGGACGCATTGACCCACGTTACTATCTCCCCGATGAGACTGTAAACGAACTTGAAAGTCAGTTTGTTAAGATTAACCCTGCTATCGAAGCCGGTGAAGAATCTTATGCTGATGGATATGCTCTTCGTGAGGCTATCAAGGCTGACCCAACAATTCCTGCAACTAACTATCGTCAGGCAGGCCCTGAAGTAACAAGATACTTCGAAAAGAGCCTTTATGACCTCTTCTATGATGACTTCCTCTTTGACAACTCTAAGGGTAAGGTTACTATCCGTGTGGGTGGTGCTCTTCCTGTGATGTTGACTCCTGGTGGCGTTCGTCCTTTCAGAGGTGATAATGTTAATCAGTACTTCAGAAGCGGATTTGACGGAACTATCCGTAACATCATCATTGAAGTTGATGGCTTCTCTGCATTCAATGCTGGTAGACTTACCGGTCCTGATGGAAACGAGATGGACACTGAAGCATTCTTGGCTTCTTTGAAGGTTATCACAATGAAGGCTATTGACGCTGAAGCAATTGCTTCCGGTTCTACCGTTGAAACTGCTGCTTTCCGTCAGTATGAGTCAATTCCTTTCCGTGTTGTTACACAGAAATATGGTAAGGGCATTGTAGAGTATAACGGCATTTGTGATGCTGATGGTAAGATTTACCTCGAACTTGACCTTGCTAAACCCGTTATTCAGCAAGCCGGTACTATTGATGGCTATGTAGGCGTTGCTCCTGCACAACTTGATGCCGCTCTTACTTCCGGTGATACTGCTGCTAACAAGGAAGCAATGGCAAGCCTCTTTAAGATTGCTTGGGCACAGTACGATTCACTTGAACTTGAGACTGAAATCGGTGAGGTTTCTTTCAAACTCGACAGCGTAACCGTTGCAGTTGAAGAGAGAAAACTTCGTGCTACTTGGTCTCCTGAGTTGGCACAAGACGTGTCTGCTTTCCACAACATTGACGCTGAGGCTGAGTTGACCGCAATTCTTTCTGAGCAGATTGCTGCTGAGATTGACCGTGAAATCCTCCGTGACCTTCGTAAGGCTGCTCCTTGGCAGGCTCGTTGGGATGTCAATGGATGGAGAAGAATGGCTGCTTTCTCTACCAACTACACACAGAAGGACTGGAATCAGGAACTTGTAACAAAGATTAATCAGATTTC